GACACAGTTGGCATGTCGTGGTGGAATCGCACCTTTGGTCGTCAGGCCAGGGTTGCGACTCCGGTCGTTTGAGGTTGCCTACTGCGCGTACGTGGGGTGAGCAGTGTTTCTGCACTTGCACACCCCAAACTAACCGTACGCTACAGTGGGGGATATGTGGCACCAAGGAAGTGGGTACAACTATCGGGTCTTGGCCCGGTCCATGAACTTTGTGTGCACAATCAGACGATCGATGTGCTGGCACGCGCTGTACTCGAGCGCGTGTTGATGTGTGAGTTGAAAACGGGGGAGGTGGTCCCGCCGTTGGGGAGTACGACTGAGGAGTGGTCGGAGATGGACGAGTTTTGCACGCGGCTAGACAAGTTCAACGGAAGACATTGGTTCCCACAGACAGCAGTCCAGGTTGTGGGTTATTATACCGGTGCCAAGCGGGAAATGTACGAGAAGGCGAGATTAGATCTCGTGCGTGAACCCGGCTTGCTAACGAAGGACAGTATGACTGTTGCCTTCGGCAAATTTGAGAAAGGAAAACTCAACAAACCTCCTAGGGTGATCCAACCTAGGCCCGCGCGCTACAACCTCCAAGTTGGGAAGTACCTGAAGCAAATCGAAAAACGGATCTATCGAAGCATCGCCAAGTTGTATCAACAGCAATTTGGCGGTGTGTCGCCTGTGATTATGAAGGGGTATGATGTGGCCAAAACGGCACAGATCCTTCATCACAAGTGGGACCGGTTCGCCCGTCCCGCCGCGATCGGTATCGATGCGGTGAAATTCGATATGCATGTGTCCATCCCGGCGTTACAGATGGAACATGGAGTGTACGAGCGCATGTATCGCAATGATCCCAAGTTGAAGCGGCTGCTTAGCAAACAGTTGCACAATAAGGGGCGTGGCTATTGTGGTGATGGGGATTTGAAGTATTCCGTTGATGGTGCCCGTTTGAGTGGGGACATGAACACATCACTTGGCAATTGCGTGCTGATGGGCGCTTGTGTGTGGACGTATGCGAAACGCGTCGGTGTGACGATCGAGCTAGCCAATAACGGTGACGACTGTGTGATATTCTGTGAGGAAGAGGATGTCGGACGATTCCGTGAGGGGCTGGAGGCTTGGTTTGCCACCAAAGGGTTTAGGATGGAGGTGGAACCAACGGTGTACGATTTCGAGGCCGTTGAATTTTGTCAGTCACATCCTGTGTGGAACGGTGAGCATTACGTCATGTGCCGTTCCCTGCCAAATGTGCTTGTCAAAGATGCCATGTGTCTCGTCCCGTTGGTAAGGGCGATTGACTTTCGGTATTGGTTGGCAGCCGTTGGTATGTGTGGGGGTAGTTTGTCCACAGGAGTTCCAGTCATGCAATCCTTTTACGCTGCATACCGCCGTAACGGCGGGCACGCGATACCGACAAAGGGGTTCATAGCAAACATGTACGGGAATTCTGGGCAATTTGAGCGCATGGGGGCGCTCAGCTACGGTGTACGAGAGATAGAGGCGAGAGCTCGGTTTAGCTTCTGGATAGCGACAGGCATCACACCGTGTGTACAGATCTGCATGGAGGAGTACTATGACTCCTATGCAGTTAGCTGGTCTGAAAACATGCGAGAGGTGTCTGCCGTGCAGATTAAAGATACGAACTATACTGAATACCCA